CGCCAGCTGGAGCTCACGCTGTGAGCTGGTGGCAGGTCCTGCTGTTGTGCTGGGCGTTCTACATGCTGGGCTTTATCACGGCCGCGCTGATGGCCGCATCGCGCGACGACCCGGCCGATGACTACAAGGCGGGGCTCAACGATGATTGACACATTGCACATCGGCATGCGCCTGATGCTGCCCAGCGGCAACGTCCTGGTGCTGCTGCGTCGCGAGCGCACCGAGTGGATCTGCGAGTACACCGAGCTCGCCCGGGCCCGCGGCCTGGTGGTTTTTACCGGGCTGTTTCTGCGCAAATACGGCCGCCAGGTATAGCCGCTGTACGGTCTGCTAAAGTCTGCCCCAGCCAAACCGAAACTGTCCCGCCATGGGTGGGGGTTCCAGCCCGTGGACAGCGGGTGGGTTTGGCGACTTTTCTGGAACCCCCACCCATGGCGCCTTTTGAAAGTCGCCAATGACCCCTATCACTTCGGGGGGTGTACATGAGTAACGTGCACCGCATCACCCCGCACCTCCGAGACGTCGAGGCCCCCGCCGCCATTCGTGATCTGCCCGCCTGGGTGATCTGGCGCTTCGAGGCCGTGCCCGGCGCCAGCAAGCCCCGCAAAATTCCCTACTACGCCAACGGCGGCAAACGTCACGGTGAGCAAGGCGGACCTAAAGACATTGCCAACCTCGTGACCTTCGACGCCGCCAAGGTCGCCGCCGCGCGCCGGGGCTATGACGGCGTCGGCTTTGCCGCGCTTTCCCAATTTGGGATCTGCGCGCTCGACTTCGACAACTGCATCACCGACGGCAAGATCCACCCCCAGGTTGAGGCGCTGCTCGGCGAGACCTACGCCGAGTTCTCGCCCTCCGGCCAGGGCATCCGGGTGTTTTTCAAGGGCGACTTGGGCAACGGCAAAGCGATCCGCGGCGGCGAGTTCGGCATGGAGTGCTTTTCGACGCGCGGCTTTGTCACGTTCACCGGTAACACGCTCGACATCACGGAGCTGCTGGGCAACACCGACGCCGTGGCGCCGCTGCCTGAGGAGGTGCTCGCGCTGCACGCTGAGCGCTTTGCGCGCAGCCAGGAGCCGCTCGAGACAGGCTCATCGGGTGAGCCTGCGGGCTTGAGCACGGCGCAGCTCGAGGAGTGTCTCAAGGCGCTGCCCACGGACCTGCACTACGACGACTGGCTCATGGTCGGCATGGCCATCCACTGCGAGACCCGCGGCGAGGGCTTCGAGCTCTGGGAGGAGTGGAGCACCAGCAGCCCCAAGTACACCAGCCGCGAGTACAACGAGGAGCGCTGGCGCAGCTTTGGCAAGGGCGGCGGGGCCCAGGTCACCGGGCGCAGCCTGGTCAAGCTCGCCAACGAGCACGGCGCGCGCATCAACTTAAACGGCCCGGCCAGTGCCGAGGAGTTCGAGGAGCTGGTCGAGGATGGCCTCCAGGAAATGGAGGCCACCGACAAGCCCCAGCGGTTCACGTTCGAGCCGGTGCACACCTTCAGCAGCACCAAGGCGCTGCCCTGGATCATCAAGGGCGTGCTGCCCAAGGCCAGCCTGGGCGTGGTCTACGGGGCCAGCGGCTCGGGCAAGTCCTTTGCGGTGCTCGACATGGGCATGGCGATCGCCCGCGGTGTCGACTGGCGCGGCAAGAGAACCCGCCAGGGGCGCGTCGCCTACATCGCGGCCGAGGGCGCCGACGGTTTTCGCAAGCGCCTGGCCGCCTACGCCAAGCACAACGGTGTCGATCTTTCGACAGTGCCGATGACGGTGCTCAACGCCGCGCCCAACCTGCTCGAGAAGCAGGACGCGGTCGACGTGGCCAAGGGCATCCGTGCCAGCGGGGGCGCCGACCTGATCGTGATCGACACCTTTGCTCAGACCACGCCCGGCGCGAATGAGAACGCCGGCGAGGACGTGGGCAAGGCGCTGGGCTACTGCAAGCGCATCCACGAGGTCACCGGCGCCATGGTGCTGCTGGTGCACCACAGCGGCAAGGACGCGACCAAGGGCGCCAGGGGCTGGTCGGGCCTGCGCGCCGCGGCCGATGCCGAGATTGAGGTCTGCCGCGAGACGACGGGGCGCTTCTTGCGCCTGACCAAGAGCAAGGACGGCGAGGACGGCCTGGAGTGGGGCTTTGACCTCGAGGTGATCCAGGTCGACGTCGACGAGGATCTCGAGCCCATCACCAGCTGCGTGGTGATTGAGGCGCAGATGCCGGTGGTGGGCGCAGGCCCGGCCAGGAAGCTCGGCCCGGTCGAGAAGGTCGTCAACGAGGTGATCCAGGAGATGGCCCAGGCGCAGACCGAGGGCATCGAGGTGGGTCCGGTGCTGGTCGAGGCCGTCAAGCGCATGGAGCCGCCGGCCGATGGCAAGCGCGACTCGCGCAAGCAACGGGCCAGGCGGGCACTGGAGGCGCTGACGCAAGGCGATGAGGCGCCCTACTGGCTGGGCGATGACGGCTGCATATCGGTGTGTTGAAAGGACGCGAACATGAAACCCAAGGTCATACCGCTGCTCGAGCAGTGCATCAGCTCAGGCATCGAGCGGGGCTGGAATCGGGCGCACAAGCACGACGACGAGCCTGCGCCAGGCTTTGTGAAGGACTGCATCGACGAGGCGATCTGGTCGGACCTGCACGAGTTTTTTGATTTTCCCGAGCACGACACCGACGGCGGTGGTGCCGCGTGAACGTGCAAAACTTTGCCCCTTTAGCACTGAACGTGCGGTTTGTTGCGCGTTCAAGTGCAACACGAGGGGTTTTTTGGGGTCGTTGCAACGTCACAGCAACTGCTAAACGAAAAGACGAGTGCAACGCCAAGTGCAACACGTGCAGAAAATTGCACGGAGCATCTAAGTTGTTGTTTTTGCTTGTGAAATTGGCGCGTGCAACACGTGCAACACGGACTGCAACACGACGTTGCACTCGTGTTGCGAAGATCCTCAAGCTGCAACGCAACGCAACGTAAGCCTATAGGCTACGTTGCAGTGTTGCAGAGGATCGGGGTGTTGTTGCGTTGCCGGACTGGAAAGGACCTGGCATGCCCAAAACCATCGCCCTCAACGAGAACGGTCGACGCATCGGCGAGAGCCACCCGCGCGCCAAACTCCTGGACCATGAAGTCGACCAGGTCCTGGACTTGCTCGACGCTGGTCTGAGCTACGCCGAGGTGGCGCTCAAGTTCGACGTCAGCAAATCCTGCATTGCCCACATCGCCACCGGCCGCCGCCGGGGCCAGGCCGTGTGCCGGATGGTCCGGGTGTCCGTGTCGTGATAGCAAGCCGCTAAATTCGAGCCATGGCCCATCATCACTTTGACTGGAAACCCGCCTTCCTGGCTGCGCTGCGTGAGGTGCCGGTGGTGTCGCGTGCGTGCGCAGCCGTCGGCATCGAGCGCTCGACCGCCTACCGTGCCGCCGAAACCGACCCGGACTTTCGCGCCGACTGGGACGACGCGATGGAGGAGGGCATCGACAAGGCCGAGCAGGAGGCCTTCCGGCGGGCCGTGGAGGGCACCGACAAGGGCGTCTGGCACCAGGGGGTGCTGGTGGGCTCTGAGCGCGTCTACAGCGACGCGCTGCTCGGCCTGTTCCTCAAGGGTCGGCGCAAGTCGGTCTATGCCGAGCGCAAGGAGCTCACCGGCGCCGACGGCGCGGCACTGCCCGCGACCCAGGTGCTGATCGCCACCGGTGTGCCGAGCGACAACGATTTCACCGACCTGGCATGAAGCTGCCGATGCTGCCCCACGACAAGGCCAACCACCTGGCCTACGGTGCTGCGATCGCTGCGGTGACGGCGCTGCTGATGCCGCTGCCGCTCGCGCTCGTCGTCTGCGTGCTCGCCGCCGTCGGCAAGGAGCTCATCGACCTGGTCGGCGGCAAGGGCACGCTCGACGCCTGGGACGCCGTGGCCAACGTGGCCGGCAGCGCGCTGGTGCTTGCCCCGCTGTACCTGCGCGCGGCATGAAGACGATCGACCTGGGCTACCGCCCGCGGCAGTGGCAGCGCGAGTGCCACTTGAACCGCAAGCGCTTCACGGTGCTGGCGCTGCACCGCCGGGCCGGCAAGACCGAGCTCGCGTTGCGCCAGCTGCTCGACAGTGCACTGCGCTGCAACCTCGAGCTCGGGCTGTTCTTCTACGTGGCGCCGCTGCTCAAGCAAGCGAAGACCATCGCCTGGGCCAGGCTCAAGCAGATCGTCGCACCGCTGCAGATGGCCGGCATGGCCGAGGTCAACGAGTCGGAGCTCTGGGTGCGACTGCTCACCAACGGCGCGATGATCCGCGTCTACGGCGCCGACAACCCGGATGCGATGCGCGGCGTGCGCCTGGACGGGGTGGTGATCGACGAGGTGGCCGACGTCAAGCCCGAGACCTGGCGCGAGGTGCTGCAGCCGGCGCTGGCCGATCGCTTGGGCTGGGCCATGTTCATCGGCACGCCGCACGGCATCAACCTGTTTTCGGAACTGTTCTTTCGCGGCCGCGACCTGGTCGACTGGCACGCCTCGCTGTACACCGTGTACGACACCGACGCGCTCAACCCCGAGGAGGTCGAGCGCTACCGGCAATCGGTCGACGAGAACACGTTCAAGCGCGAGATGCTGTGCGACTTCAGCGCCTCGGGCGAGGATCAGCTCATGAGCCTGACCGACGTCAACGAGGCCTGCCGCCGGCACCTGCGCCAGGACGAGTACGCGCACGCGGCGCGCATCCTGGGCGTCGACCCGGCGCGCTTTGGCGACGATCGCAGCGTGATCTTCCCGCGCCAGGGGCTGTACGCCATGAAGCCCCTGGTCTACCGCGGCATCGACAACATGGCGCTGGCCGACAAGGTGGCGCAGCAGATCGAGCTGTTTCGGCCCGACGCGGTGTTTGTGGACGCAGGCAACGGCGCCGGCGTGATCGATCGCCTGCGCCAGCTGCACCACGAGGTGGTCGAGGTGCACTTCAGCGGAGCCCCAAGCCAGGCTCGCTACCTGAACAAGCGCGCCGAGATGTGGTTCGAGTTGCGCGACTGGCTGCGTGCCGGTGGCGCGATCCCCGACCTGGTGGACTTGAAGCAGGACCTGGCCGCGCCCACCTACCGCTTCACGCCGGCCGACAAGATCCAGCTCGAGAGCAAGGACGACATCAAGGCGCGCGGTCTTCCGAGTCCCGACCTGGGCGATGCGCTGGCGCTCACGTTCGCGTTCCCGATCTACAAGGACCACTCGGCCGTGGCCCGGGCGCGCGCCATGGGGCTGCCGACCGTGGACGAGAACCCGCTCGAGTACGACCCCTACGCGCGGATCTGAGCGCGGGGTGTCCGTGTTGCAAACTGCGCGCAGCACAATGCGGCCAACTCACAGGAGTCTGCCCCATGTGCATGTCGAGCCCCAACATCCCGCCGCCGCCTCCGCCGCCGCAAGAAGTCAAGCAGCCTGATCAGGCGAACATGAGCGCCAACGCGCGCCGCAATCGCGTCGGCGGGATGATGGGCGGCTCGCTGCTGACCGGCCCCTCGGGCGTGGCCGCGGGCTCGATGACCACCGGGCGCACCACGCTGCTCGGCCAGTGATGGATCAGCCGGTCAATCAACGGCAGCGCATCCTGGCGCGCAAAAGCGCGTTGTGGACCGAGCGCTCGAGCTGGATCACGCACTGGCGCGAGATCAGCGACTACCAGCAGCCGCGCGCCGGGCGCTTTGTCGTGACCGACCGCAACCGCGGCGACAAGCGCGCCAACCACATCCTCGACAACACCGCCGTGTTCGGCGCCCGCACGCTGGCCGCGGGCCTGATGTCGGGTGTCACAAGCCCCGCGCGGCCGTGGTTTCGGCTGGAGATCCAGGACAAGGACCTGATGGAGTCGGGCCCGGTCAAGACCTGGCTGCACGACGTGGCCGCGATGCTGCGCGCCATCTTCGCAAGCTCCAACACCTACCGCAGCCTGCACACGATCTACGAGGAGCTCGGCCTGTTTGGCACCGGCGCCTCGATCGTGCTGCCCGACTTTAGCAACGTGCTACACCACTACCCGCTGACGATCGGCGAGTACGCGCTCGCCACCAACAGCAAGGGCGAGGTCGACACGCTGTGCCGGGAGTTTCAGCTCACGGTCGCGCAGATGGTCGAGCAGTTCGGCAAGGAGAACTGCAGCGCCACTGTGCGCAACCTGTACGACCGCGCCAACTACGACGCCTGGGTCGACGTGATTCACCTGATCGAGCCGCGCAAGCTGCGCGACTACGGCAAGCGCGACGGCAAGAACATGCGTTTTGCATCGTGCTACATCGAGCCCGGCAAGGATCAGAACGACAAGTTCCTGAGCGAGTCGGGGTTCGATCGGTTCCCGGTGCTGGCCCCGCGCTGGGTCGTGACCGGCAACGACGTCTACGGCACGAGCCCCGGCATGGAGTGCCTGGGCGATGTCAAGCAGCTGCAGCACCAGCAGCTGCGCAAGGGCCAGGCGATCGACTACCAGGTCAACCCACCGCTGCAGGTGCCGACCAAGTACAAGGAAGCGACCAAGGCGCGACTGCCGGGCGGCGTGTTCTACGTCGACAGCCTGGGCACGCAGCAGGGCGTGCGCTCGGCGTTCGATGTGAACCTCAACCTGCAGCACCTGATGCTCGACATCCAGGACGTGCGCGAGCGCATTCGCAGTGCCTACTACGCCGACCTGTTCCTGATGCTGGCGAACGACAACCGCTCCGGCATCACTGCCACGGAAGTCGCCGAGCGCCACGAGGAAAAACTTCTGATGCTCGGCCCCGTGCTCGAGCGCCTGCACAACGAGCTGCTGCAGCCCCTGATCGACCTGGCCTTTGACTTCGCTGCCCGCGCCAACATCCTGCCCGAGGCCCCGCCCGAGCTTGAGGGCATGGACCTGAACGTCGAGTTCATCTCGGTGCTGGCCCAGGCGCAGCGTGCGGTCGCGACCCAGGGCATGGACCGACTGCTCGGCACCGTGAGCCAGATGGCAGCGGCCAAGCCCGAGGTGCTCGACAAGCTCGACTTCGACCAGATCGTCGACAACTACGGCGACGCCTACGGGGTCGACCCGAAGATCATCGTGCCCGACAGCGAGGTCGCTGCGATCCGTCAGCAGCGCGCCGCCGCAATGCAGGCGCAGCAGGCCGCGGCCACCGCCCCGCAGGTGGTGGAATCCGCCCGCACCGCGAGCGAGATCAACACCGACAACCTGCAAGACGTGATGAACGGCCTCATGGGCTACAACACGCCCAGCCCTGCAATGACTGGAGCTTGAGATGCAACTCACCGACATGAAGAACACGGTCAAGACCAAGGACTCGAGCCTGGTCTCGCCGGTGGAGCAGGACGAGTACCCCTACGGGCTGCGCATTCGGCTGGACAACGACAGCCTGAAAAAGCTCGGCCTTACCGAGCTGCCCGCGATCGACAGCGAGCACAAGCTCGTGGCCCTTGTCTGCGTGGTGGGGTTGAGCATGAACGAGAGCGCCGGCGAGGGTGAGCCCTACCGCTCGGTCGAGCTGCAGATCGAGCAGCTCGCGCTCACGCCGGCCAAGGAAGAAGACGACGAAGGCAAGGACCCGGCCAAGGCCATGTACCCGAGCATGCTGGGTTAACCCGTGGCACGCCTGCGCCACGGGTCCTCGTTTCTGTACGACGAGAACAGCGCCGACATCGTCGGCGTGCGCGACCCCGACGGCAGCGAGTTTTACTTTCAGCGCGTGCCCAACCTGGGCGTGTTCTTCGACACCACGACCCAGACCGACGGCGCGGGCGCCGTGCCGATGGAGTTCAACACCCAGGCCCTGAGCCGCGGCGTGCGTTTGGTCGACAGCTCCAAGATCTACGTCGATCGCACCGCGCTCTACGAGTTCCAGCTGTCGGTGCACGTGCACAACGACGACAACCAGTCGCACAGCTTTGAGCTCTGGGGCCGCTTGAACGGCACCACCAACATTGCCAACAGCCGATTCATCTACAGCGTGCTCGCCAGCCACAGCACCAACCCCGGCACGCTGATCCCCTCGCAAAACTTCTGGCTGGCGCTGCAGGCCGGCGAGTTCATCGAGGTGATGTGGGAGACCAACAGCGAGGACGTCACGATCGCGTATCACGCGGCCGAGGAGGGCAAACCCGTCTCGCCGTCGTTGTTGCTCACCGTCAAAGAAATCGCGCCGTACTCGGCCTGAGCGTATCCGTGAGCTAAATCGTGCGCACTACCATGCGCGCGTGGCAACTACCAACGACCCGACAGATCTGCGACGCCAAGAGCGCGATGCCGAAGCCGAAGAGGCGGGGGCGCGCGAGATCCGGCGCAAAGAACTGGAGGACCTGCGGTGGTTGCTCGGTCACCCCCAAGGGCGGCGCATTGCCATGCGACTCCTGGACGAGGCGGGCGTGTATCGCAGTTCCTTCAACCATAGCGGCAGCGTTATGGCGTTCAACGAAGGCAAACGACACATGGGCCTGTTCCTCACCGCGGAGTTCATCGAAGCAACGCCCGAGGGGTTTATGAAAGTGCTCAAAGAGTACGGAAAGACCAAAGATGAGTGACGTAGACGCGGGAGCCGGCACACCTTCCAACGACGCCGGGGAACCGACAAACACTGACAGTACTGCTGCACCCGCAGCGGGCACAGCGGCACCGGCGCAAGCCGACGCGGCTGCAGGCACGCAGGACCCGAAACCCACGGAACCCGTGGTGCCCGAGTCCTACGATCTGAAGATGCCCGACGGGGTGGAACTCGACAAGGCAGCGGCCACCGAGTTCACCGCGATTGCCAAGGAGCTCAAGCTCGACCAGGCCGCGGCGCAAAAGCTGGCTGACATCGGCGCCAAGATGGCGACCCGTCAGGCAGAAGCGCACGCCCAGCTCGTTGAGACTTGGACCGAGCAAGTCAAAGCCGACAAAGACATCGGCGGCGACAAGCTCGAAGAAAACCTCGGCGTCGCCCGCAAAGCGATCGACACCTTCGGCTCGCCAGAGCTCAAGGCGCTGCTCAACAGCACTGGGCTGGGCAACCACCCCGAAGTCGTGAAGCTGGCGGTCAAGGTCGGTAAGGCCATCAGTGAAGACCGGTTTGTGACGGGCGCGCCCAAAAGCAACGTCTCGAACGATCCGGCCAAAAAACTGTTTCCCAACATGAACTGAAAGGTAAATTCAAATGGCTACCCTCGCTGCAAACAACCCGACGCTCCTCGACGTCGCCAAGCGTCTCGACCCCGATGGCAAGATCGCCTCGATCGTCGAGATCCTCAACGCCACCAACCCGGTGCTCGACGACCTGTCCATGGTCGAAGGCAACCTGCCGACCGGCCATCGCACCACGATCCGCACCGGCCTGCCCGCACCCACCTGGCGCAAGCTCTACGGCGGCGTGCAGCCCACCAAGTCGACCACCGTGCAGGTGACCGACTCGGCCGGTATGCTCGAGGCCTACGCTGAAGTCGACAAGGCTTTGGCGGATCTGAACGGCAACACCGCCGCCTTCCGCCTGTCCGAAGACGCTGCCCACATCGAGGGCATGGGCCAGGAGATGGCCTCGACGCTGTTCTACGGCAACGAGGGCACCGAGCCCGAGGCCTTCACGGGCCTGGCTCCGCGCTACAACGCGCTGTCGGCCGAGAACGGCGACAACATCATCGACGCCGGCGGCAACGACACCGACCTGACCTCGATCTGGCTGTGCGTCTGGGGCAACCAGACCGGCCACGGCATCTACCCGAAGGGCTCGCTCGCCGGTCTGCAGATGACCGACAAGGGCCAGGTGACGGTGGAGAACGTCGACGGCAACGGTGGTCGCATGGAAGCCTACCGCACCCACTACCGCTGGGACTGCGGCCTGACGATCCGCGACTGGCGCTACTTCGTGCGTATCGCCAACATCGACATCTCGGCCCTGAACACGCTGGCCAACACCAAGGACATCATCAGCTGGATGATCCAGGCGTCGGAGCGTATTCCCGAGATGGGCAAGGGCCGTGCTGCGTTCTACATGAACCGCCGCCTGCGCGAGAAGCTGCGCCTGGGCATCCTGGAGAAGGTTTCCTCGAACCTGACCTGGGAAACCGTGGCCGGCGAGCGTGTGATGACGTTCGACGACATCCCCGTGCGCCGCACCGACGCGCTGATCAACACCGAGTCCCGCGTCGTCTAAGCCGCAGCCTCTGAACACTGAAAGGAAACCATCATGATTCTCGACAACACCCTCGAGTTTGCCGACGCGGTGAGCGTTGCTGCCAGCGCTGGTACGGCCAACATCGGCGACGTGATCGACCTGTCGGTCGCTCGCGACGTCGGTAACGGTGAGCCGATGTACCTGGTCATCAGCGTGGACACGGAGATCATCACCGGCGGCAGCGCCGGCACGATCGCCTTCCAGCTGGTCTCCGACTCCACGGACACCATCGCCACCAACGGCACCCAGACCGTGCACTTCAAGTCGCGCGACTTCGTGACTGACGACGCCGCCGCCAACGACGCCGCCTTGAGCGCCGGGGCTTTCCCGGTGATCGTGGCGCTGCCGATGGAAGGCCAGGCCTACGAGCGCTACCTGGCCGTGCAGGCCGTTATCGCGACCACCACCGTCACCGCCGGCAAGATCAACGCCTTCCTGACGCACGACGTGTCGAAGTGGAAGAGCTACGACGCGCCGTTCCAGGCCTGATGAGGTGAGTGCATGAAAGTGATCGCCATCACCTCAGCCTTCTACAACGGTTCCCGCGTGCGCAAGGGGGACACGTTAGAGGTGCCCGAGGGCTACCGGGCGTCCTGGTTCGCCAAGGTCGCCTCGCCCGAAGCCAAGGCCGTCGTCAAGCCGGCCAAGGCCTCGCGCGAGACCCCGCGCGCACTGTCGCAGGCGGGCAAGGAAGAAGCTAAAACCTTCGTCCAAGCCCACAGCGAAAAGGCCGACCTGGCCTGATCGGCGGTCGCTGATAGCACCGGAAGGGCACCCGCACAACGGGTGCCCTTTTTGTTGCGTGTCCGTGGTCGCAAACGTGCCACCTACACTGCCGGCATCTGGAGAATCGAATGGCCTCTGACGTCCAAATCTGCAACATGGCCCTGAGCCACATCGGTTCGGAGGCGCGCGTCGCCTCGATCAGTCCGCCCGACGGCTCGGTCGAGGCCGGCCACTGCGCGACGTTCTACGACGTTGCGCGCACCGAGATGCTCGAGCCCGGCAACTGGGCCTTCTCGCTCAAGCGCGCCACGCTCGCGCAAACCACCAACCCAAGCACCATCTGGGCCTACGCCTACGTGAAGCCCTCCAACTGCCTGCGCGCGCTGCGCATCCTGCGGCCCTCGATCGCGATCACGGTGTTTACGCAGGACCTGGTGGTCGAGCCCCACACCGACGACCGCGACAGCGCGCCCTTTGACATCGAGGGCCAGGTGATCCTGACCAACGAGCCCGACGCGGTGCTGGTCTACGTGCAAGACGTGACCGACTCGACCAAGTTCCCGGCCTCGTTCACGAGCTCGTTCTCCTATTTGCTGAGCTCGTATCTCGCCGGCCCCATCATCAAAGGCAACGAGGGCATTCGCGTCGGTGATGCCATGCGCCAACGCGCCATGAGCCTGGCGGACGTGTCGGCGACCGCCAGCGCCAACGCCTCGAGCGCCGACAACCTGCCGCAGTCCACCATCTTGTCGGTGCGCGCATGAGCACGAAGTTCCTGCTGCGATCGTTTGCCGGCGGTGAGATCACGCCCGAGCTTGCCGGGCGCCTGGACCTGACCAAGTACCAGACGGGCCTCGCCCTGGCGCGCAACTTCGTGACGCTCCCTCACGGCCCGGCCACGCGCCGGCCGGGGTTCGAGTTCATTCGCGCCGCCGGCAACTCGGCGCAGCGTGTGCGCCTGATCCCGTTCACCTTCAGCGCCAGCCAGACCGCGGTGCTCGAGTTCGGGCACCAATACATCCGCTTTCACATCAACGGCGCCACCTTGCTCTCGCCCACGCCCGCCGCCTGGGTCACGGCCACGGTCTACGCGATCGGCGCCCTGGTGCTGCAGGCGGGCACCAAGTATTACTGCACCGCCGCGCACACCTCGGGCACCTTCGCGACGGATCTCGCTGCGGGCCGCTGGTACGCGCTGCCGGCGAGCGGCGAGTACCAGATCCCCAGCCCCTTCAGCGGCGCCGACCTTTTCGACCTGCACTACACGCAGTCGGCGGACGTGATCACGATCACGCACCCGAGCTACGCCACGCGCGAGTTGAAGCGCTTGGGCGCCACCACCTGGACGCTGTCGACGCTGTCCTTTGCCGCACCCACCAACGCGCCCACGATCACGGTCACCGCGACCGTCGCGCAAAACCAGAACCTGACCACGCAAAAGTACGTGGTCACCACCGTGGGCGCCGACGGGGTCACCGAGTCGCTGCCCTCGACCCCCAAGGCCGTCTCCAACAACCTCACGCTCGCCGGCAACTACAACACCATCACCTGGTCGGCCGTGGGCGGGGCGACGCGCTACAACGCCTACAAGCTCCGCGGCGGCATCTACGGCTACATCGGCCAGGCCCGACCCAACACCGGCGTCGTCACCAAGACGATCAGCACCATCGACCGCCCGGGCGCCGGCGACAAGACCGTGACCGTCACGACCTCGAGCGCGCACGGGTTCTCCAACAACGACCTGGTGTTGATCGAGGCGACCGGCGTCGCGAGCCTGAACGGCGCCTGGGTCATCACCGTCACCGGCGCCAGCACATTCACCTACGAGTCGGTCACCGACTCGACCGACAACGCGGTGGTCGGCACCGCCTCGATCCCCGAGCTCTCGATCATCGACGACAACGTGCTGCCCGACACCAGCGCCTCCCCGCCCGAGGACATCATCGCGCTGAACGCCGGCACCAACGACTACCCGGCCGCCACCACCTACCACGAGCAGCGCCGCTGGTTTGCCGGCACCAACACCAAGCCCCAGGTGCTGTGGGCCACGCGCACCGGCACCGAGTCGAACCTGACGAGCTCGATCCCCTCGCGCGAGGCCGACGCCATGGAGCTGCGCATTGCTTCGAGCCAGTACAACCAGATCCGCCACCTGGTGGCGCTCTCGGACCTGATCGCGTTCACCGCCGGCGGAGAGTTCCGCATCTACTCCGACAACGCCCCGGCCATCACGCCCACCTCGGTCACGATCAAGCCGCAGGGCTACGCCGGCGCCGCCAACGTGCAGCCGGTGGTCACGACGGGCTCGATCCTGTACGTACAAGCCCAGGGCTCGCGCGTGCGTGAGCTCTCCTACAGCTGGGAGGCCAACAGCTACCGCACGGTCGACGCCTCGATCATGGCGACGCACCGGTTCAACGGGTTTACGGTTGATGAGCTGGCCTACAGCCGCGCGCCCGACTCGATCCTGTGGGCCGTGCGCGACGACGGCGTGCTGCTCGGCTTGACCTACGTGCCCGACCAGCAGGTCTACGGCTGGCACGCGCACGACACCCAGGGCACGTTCGAGTCGGTGTGCGTGGTCCCCGAGAACAACGAGGACGTGCTCTACGCCGTGGTGCGCCGCACGATCGGCGCCAGCCAACTGCGCTACATCGAGCGTCTGCGCTCGCGCTTGTTCACCAACCAGGACGATGCGTTTTTTGTCGACTCCGGGCTCACCTACTCGGGCGCCCCGGCCACCACAATCAGTGGGCTCACGCACCTCGAGGGCAAGACCGTCGACATCCTGGCCGACGGCGCGGTCGAGGCGCGCCAGGTCGTGACCGGCGGCCAGGTCGTGCTCGGCACGGCCGCAAGCCTGGTGCACATCGGGCTGCCGATCACGGCGGATCTGCGCACGCTGCCGCTCGCAATGGAAGGCGCCCAGGCGGCGGGGCAGGGCACGGTCAAGAACGTCAACAAGGTGCACCTGCGCGTGTCGCAGTCGAGCGTGATCAAGGCCGGGCCCGCGTTTGATCGCCTGCGCGAGTACCCGGCGCGCGCCATCTCCGACCCCTACGGCTCACCGCCCGCGCTGCGCGACGGCGAGCTCACACTCTCGATCGACCCGAGCTGGAACCAGGACGCCGCGATCTGCGTGCGGCAAGATTTGCCGCTGCCGCTCACCGTGCTCTCGATGACGCTCGAGATCCAGAGCGGTGGCTGAGGTCTCGATCCGACCCACCGCATCGGGCGACGCCGCGCTGCTGATCGCCAACCTCCGCGCCGCCGACCAGGCCGAGTGCCAGGCCTACGGTCGGGACGACATCGCCGCCGGCATTGAGGCGAGCGTGCGCCGCTCGGTGCTGTGCTGGAGCGGGTGGGTCGACGGGGAGCTTGCCGCGATCCTGGGCGTGGCCCCGGTCAACGTGCTGACCGGCATCGGCTCACCCTGGATGCTCGGCACGCCGGTGCTCGACCGACACCAGCGTGTCCTTGTCCGCAGCACCCCCGAGTACATTGCCCGAATGCTAAAGGCGTTCCCGCACCTGGTGAATTTTGTGCACGCGAAGAACACCACCAGCGTGCGCTGGCTGCGCCGTCTGGGGTTCACGCTGCATGAAGCCGTGCCCTACGGCGCGCTCGGTGAGCCTTTCCACCCGTTTGAACTGCGAGCCTAACCATGTGTGAGCCGACCACCATTGCCGCCATCGGCACCTGGCTTGCCGGCAGTGGCGCCGCTGCAGGCACCGCGGCTGCTGCAGGCACCGCGGCCGCTGCGGGCACCGCTGCTGCAGCCGGTACTGCGGCCGCTGCCGCCGGCACTGCCGCCGCCGGCATGACCACCGCGCAAATGATCGCCCTCGGGCTTTCCGCGGCGGGCACTGGCATCAGCACCATCAGCGCGATGAACCAGGCCGACGCCGCCAAACAGGTCGCGCGCAACAACGCGCAGATGGCCGAGATGGCGGCCGACGACGCCATCCGTCGCGGTGAGCAAGACGCCCTGGCGGTGCAGCGCAAGGGCGCGGCACTCAAGTCCGCCCAGCGCGTGAACCTGGCCAGCAAAGGCTTGGATCTGACCTACGGCACGGCCGCCGACCTGCAAGACCAGACCGACTTTTTCACGCAGTCGGACGTCGCCACCACGCGCGACAACGCCCGGCGCGAGGCCTACAACCTGCGCGCCCGCGGCCAGAACATGCTGGCGCAGGGTCGTGCCGACAGCCTGAACTCCATGTACGGCGCAGCGGGGTCGCTGCTGGCCGGCGGCGGTCAGGTGGCCGACAAGTGGTACACCTACACCCGGAAAGGACCCTGAGCCATGCCCCAGGTTCCTGTTTACGGCGACCGCCAGGTCCGCACGCAACCGCTGCAGCCCGCCTTTCAAAACACGCCCGACGTCAGCTCGGGCGCGCGTGCGCTGGGGCAGGGCCTCATGCAAGTGGCCGAGGCCGCCGACCGCATCGACCTGCGCGATGCGCAGGCCAAGGCGTTCGACGCTGAAGCCAAAATTACCAGCGAGTGGCTGAAGTGGGACGGCCAGGCTCGGCAAAAGTACCGCGGCCAGAACGTCGACGGCTACACTGCGGCGGCCGACGAGTGGTGGAAAACCGCCGCCGAAACCTACGGCAAGGACCTGGACCCGCGCGCCAAGGCGCTGGCCTCAAGGAGCCTGAGCTCTAAGCAGCTGCAGGCCATCAACTCGGTGGGCACGTTCGTCAACGCCGAGAAAGAGCGCCACGCCGACGAGACCTACGCCGCCGACGTCAACACCACGATCCAGTTCGGGGTCACCTCGGGCAACGTCGCGAGCACCGCGCAGCAGATCCGCGAGAAGGCCGCCGTGCTCGGCGCGCGCAAGGGCTGGACCACCGAGCAGGTGCAGGCCGAGGCCGGCAAGAACCTGTCCGCCATGCACCTGGCGCAAATCACCAAGCTCGCCGAGGTCAACGCCCAGGCCGCGCAAACCTACTACGACGCCAACAAGGCCGAGGTCGGGTTCCAGAACCAGGCGCGCGTTGAGCAGGTGCTAAAAGGCGAGCTCGACAACCAGTTCGCGACCCAGTTCGCTGCAAGCGTGGCGACCAAGCCGCTCGCCGAGCAGCTGGCCGACGCCGCCAAAATCACCGACCCGCAGCGCCGCGAGAAGGCGCTCAACCAGATCCGCAACAACCACGCCCTGGTCAAGCAGGCCGAGCAAGAGGTCGAGGCCCGCGCCTCCGACCAGGCCTGGCAACTGTTTGCCCAGGGGCAAAAGATCCCCGAGGCGGTGCTCTCGCAAATGTCGGGGCGCGAGCGCGCCCAGCTGCAAGAGTCGCAGCGCACCCGCTCCGAGCGCCTGGCCGCCGGCACTCCGGTCAAGACCGACATGCGCACCTACATCGACGTGCGCGAAAAACTCGCCCGCGGGGAAAAGGTCGACCTGCGCGCTTACACCGAACGGATCGCGCCGGCGCAGATGGAGTCGCTGCTCGACATCCAGGGCGCCGCGGCCAAGCCCGGCAGCGTCAAGCAAGACAGCATGCTGACCGACGAGGCGCGCATCAACAACGCGCTGGTCGGCCTGGGCATCGACAAGAAAAAAGACCCGGACGCCGCGTCGCGACTGACGCTCGAGATCGACCGCCAGGTACGCCTGGCCTCGGCCAACAAGGGCGGCAAGGATCTGACCGCCGACGAGAAGCAGGCGATCGTCGACCGCGTGGTGATGGACAAGGTGTACGTCGACGAGTGGGGCACCGACCCGCAAAAGCCCACGGCCCTGGTCACGCCCGACGAGATGCGCAACGCCTACGTGCGCGTCAACGGCAAGAACTACAAGGTGTCCTCGGTGCCGGCCACCGATCGCCGCCAGATCATCCAGGCGCTGCAGGCCACCGGCCAGGTGCCCACCGAGCAGTCCGTGGTCGAGATGTACTTGTCTGCCCAGCGCAATCGGCCGTCTGCACCGGCGCCGGCCGCTGCCCCTGCGCCGGCAGCAGCGCCGGCACCCGCAGCCGCACCAGCGCCTGCAAGGGCACCCGCCCCGGCCGCGCGCGCACCGGCGCCTGCCCCGGCGCCCGCGGCGCGAACCGATCTCGAAAACGACCGGCAGCGAATCATGCGCGAAGCCGCGGAAAGCACGGTTCAGACCCGGCCCGCCGCGGCGCCAGCGCCCGCGCAGCCGGCAGATGTTCCGACGCTCACACGACAGCTCGAGAACGTGGTCAAGCGGCTCTTGAACGACACGCGACTGCCCACCGCCCTCAAAGAGCAACTGGAAGTTGGCGTGCGTGATATTTCCAGCGACCTCAAAACCCTGGGTCTGACCGACGCGCAGATCGAAGCAATCATCGATCGCGCCAGCAAAGACCGCGTCACGTTCAGCCCCAACGCCGCCGCGAAAGGCACCGCTAAATGACCGACTACTTGCGTCTGGCGCAGGAGCGCGCACCGCAATCGCCCGACGTTCAGGACAACCCCTATTTGCCGCTGGCGCGTGAGCAGCAGAACCTGCAACAAAACCGCGCCCGCACCGTCATCGAGTCGGCGCTGCAGGGCGACCCGGACATCGCTGCCGAGCGACTGCGCCTGTCGCAAACCTCGGGCGTGCCGCTGCCGGTGGTCGAGCGCAACCTCGAGGCGCTGCGCCTCAAAGAGCGCGCCCGTGCCATTGACCTGATCCAGCTGGCGCAAGAGTCGCCGGTGCTCTACCGGCAGCTGGTCGACCCGACGTTCACGACCACTTCGATCGACGACCTCGACACGCTCAAGAACCTCGAGCGCTCGGTCGGCCGCGGCGTGCGCTACGTCATGGGCGCCGACGGCAAAGGCGGTCTGCCGAGCGATCTCGCCGGCGCCGCCAAGTCCGTGGCGCTCGGCGGCACGGTGGGCGTGGGCAAGATGGCTTTCGACGTTGCCGGCACCGTCAACGACCTGATCGGCTGGCAGAGCGGGGCGCAGGCCGCGCGCGGCACCGCCAAGCGCTTGCAGGGCGTGATGGACGAGTACGGGTTCCAGGCTGAGTCGAGCACCGGCCAGGCCGTGCGCTCAGGCTTGCAGTCGGCCGGCACCAGCCTTGCGGTCTTGCCGGTGGGCCTCTACCGCGGGCTCTACGCCACCGCCAATCAAGCCGCATCAACCGTGGCCGGCATCCTCTCGGCGGGCGTGGGCTCGGCCGCGTTCAACGAGGCACGCGACCAAGGCCGCAACCAGCTGCAGGCGGCCGTCTACGCGATTCCGCAGGGCACGTTTGAGTACGTGTTTGAGCGCATCCCCGCCGCCAAGCTGTTCGGGGATCTGGCCGCCAATACCGGTTTGCTAAAACTGCTCGGCCGCCAAACTTTGAGCGAGGGCTGGACCGAGCAGCTCACCACGCTGACGCAAGACTTCAACGAGTGGATGAACCTGAACCCGGACAAGACCCTGGCCGAGTTTATTCAGGAGCGCCCAGAGGCCGCCTACCAGACGTTCATCGCCACCTTGGTCGGCGTGGGCGTGCAGACCTCCACGATCAAGGGCATCAACAAGGTCATCGAGGCCGCGAGCGATCGCAGCCTGCAGTTCGACCAGGACCTGCTGCAGCAGCAGATGCAACTGGCCGCGACCTCGATGCTGCGCCAGCGCAGCCCCGAGCAGTTCCGCGCCCACGTGCAGCGCGTGGTCGACGCCAACGACGGCGCCAAGAAAGAGGTTTACGTCGACGCCGAGGTGCTGAACCAGCTCGCACCCAACCTGCTGGCGCAGCTGCCCGAGTCGGTGCGCGAGCAGATCCCGGGCGCGCTCGAGGCCAACAGCACGGTCGCTGTGCCGATGGCCGACGTGCTCACCGTGGCGCCGGGCACCGAGCTCGAGCAGATCCTCAACGACAACGCCCGCATGCGCCCCAACGCGCCCTCGCGCGTCGAGGCCCAGCTCACCGAGCAGTTCCTGCGCCAGGAAGCCGACCGCGTGCTGCAGCAAGCCGCCGACACCCAGGCCTGGCAGCAAAGCAGCGAGCAGGTAAAGACCGCGATCCTCGAGCAGCTCAGCACCACCGGGCGGTTCACGCCCGACGTGAACGACGCCTATGCCACGCTGCAGGCCAACTTCTTCAGCACCATGGCCGCGCGCGTCGGGCTGACGCCGCAGGAGCTCTTCCAGCGCTACAGCCTCAAGGTAGCTGCAAAGGGGCCGGGCGGGCAGGTGCTGAACGCCGGTTCAATGACTGATCAAGTGGCAAGCATTACCGGCGCAACGGTGTCCGATATTTCTCAGGATGATGCTTTCGGAACCGGCACCAGCTTCACACTGGAGTTCACAGACAGCAAAGTGCAAATGTCTGTCCGTGACGACCCAGACGGCATTTACGTCATCAACGTCTACGCAAAAGATCCAACTGATCTAACTAAACCGGTGCGAGGGACAGGGCGAGGACGGCAAGCCGTAGAAGCATTAAAACGCTACGCCGACGCCACGGGAAAGCCGTTGTCGATTGTCGGTGTGACTGAAGGTGGTGACAACTTTTGGAAAAACATCGACTGGCTGCAGCCGTCTCAAGTTTCGTTGCAGATGGGCGACCGGTTGGTGCAAGGGGAAAGAACATACACCTACACCCCAACCAATGACGCCAACGCCCTCGAGCAGCGCGGTGTCCAGGAAAAGGGCAAGACCGTGCCGGCCGAGGTCGACGCCACCGCCAACGTCGAGTCGGCGTTTGAGTTCGCCGCCACCCAGTCGTTCCCCACCAACCGCGACTTCAAGCTCTCCCTCCAAGCGCGCGTAGTCGCTGCCGCCAAAGCCGCCAAGGTCAAGCTCGACGAGTTCACGCAAGGCACCGAGCAGTACCTGGTGCGCATCGCCTTGGCCGATGGCCTGACTGCGCTGCGCACCAACGCCAACGCGGTCGGCTGGTACAACGAGAAAGTGACCAAGGCCCTGCGCCTGGTGTCGCTGATCCACCCCGAGATCGCCACCGACCCGCAGGCCAAGTTCGCGTTTGTGTGGGCCATGGCCGTGACCTCCAACGGGCTCAAGGTCGACAAGAACTTTGAGCTCGCTGAGAAGGTTTACCAGGGCTACAAGACCACCGGCCAGATGCCCACCGACGTCGGCATCGGCACCGCCGCCGAAGCGATCAACCGCTCGCTGGGGCTTTACAACACGCTGATCGAAAAGCACGGCTTCGAGGTGGTCGAGAAGTTCATGACCACGTTGCAGCCCGCTGGCGAGGTTGAGAAGTTCACCGGCAACAAGGTCACCGGCGAGAACAAGACCACCCTGGTGTACGGTGCCGCAGCGTTGGGTCCGAAGATCGGCAACGGGTTTTTCATGAACCTGTACGGGCGCTTCGAGCAGCTCACCATGGACCGCTGGCTGATGCGCACCTGGGGCCGCTGGACCGGCACCCTGGTCGAGGCCAACCCCGAGCAGGTCAAGGCCAAGCGCACGCTGCTCAAGGGCCTGATCCAGGCGCTCACGCCTGCCGACAAAAAAGCGTTCGAGGCGATCATCAAGCGCAAGCTCACGGTCGGCGACGTCGACGCGGTCGGCCAGGCGATCTGGAAGGCTTCGCAAAAGCCAGCCAACCGCAAAGCCATGGCCGTCATCGGTGTCGCCGATGAGACACTTCAGGCGCGCTTTACCGAGCTGCTGGGCGAGCCCAAAAAAGGCCAGGAGCGCGTCTCGGTTGGCGACGAGCTGCGCAAGGCGGGCAACGCTTTAACAAAATATCTCGACGGACAAAAAGAAGCTCCGTCGGGGCCCCCTGAGCGCGGCAACATTCGCAAGGTGTTTGCCCAGGTGCTGGGCGAACTCCAGAAAACCTATCCAGCGCTTACAATGTCAGACCTGCAAGCGCTGCTCTGGTATCCTGAGAAGCGCCTGTACGATGCTGCAAAAACATCCGATGAGGCAACCGATGGCTACGAAGACGACGAAGCTCCCGACTACGCAAACGCAGCAGCCAAGCTCGCCCGCAGCCAAGGCATCCCCGACGCCGACATCGCCGCCGCCAGCGCAGCCGTCGACGCCGAGCTTCAGGCCGCTGTCGGCGCAGCAGGAGTTCAACGAGGAGAACGAGGACCTGGCGATCGCACAGGAAGTGCTGGGCCAGAAGGCGTCCTAGAGCAGGGCCCCCGCGGCACGTTCAGCCCCGAGCAGCTGCTCGTCACGCTGAACGAAAACGCCGACCTTTCCACTTTCCTGCACGAGTCCGGGCACTTTTTCCTCGAGGTGCTGGCCGACCTCGCGAGCCAGGCCAACACCCCGCAGCAGATCAAAGACGACATGGCCGCCACGCTGAAGTGGTTCGGCGTGCCCGATCTCGCGACCTGGAACAACTACACCCTCGACCAAAAACGCCCATACCACGAGCGCTGGGCCGAGTCCTTTGAGCAGTACCTGTTCGAAGGCAAGGCCCCGAGCCCCGAGCTGCAGCCGCTGTTCCGGCGCTTCCGCTCCTGGCTGGTGAACGTCTACAAATCGCTCACCGAGTTCATGCGTGCGCGCAACCTCAAGGTCAACGACGAGGTGCGCCAGGTGTTTGGTCGCCTGATGGCCACCGACGAGCAGATCGCCCAGGCCGAGGAGGCCGCCGGCATGCTGCCCGACTTCGAGGCCACCAACGAGGCGATCGAGGCGCTGCAGGCGCGCTCGCTGCGCGACCTGAAGTGGGTGGTGCGCGCCCGCGGCAAAACGCTCAAGGAGCTCGAGAAGCAGGCCAAGACCCTGCGCAAGGAGGTCGAGGCCGAGGTGCGCGCCGAGGTCGAGCAGCAGCCCGTCTACCGGGCCATGAGCTGGCTCAAGAAGGGCGAGACCACCGACCCCGCCACCGGCGACCTGATCAAGGCCGAGAAGGGTTTTCGGTTGTCGACCGAGGCGCTGGCCGAGATGTACCCCGAGACCATGCTGGGCCGCCCCGACCTCACGCGCCTGCGCGGGATGACCGGCAAGGAAGGCCTGCACCCCGACATGGTGGCCGACATGTTCGGCTACGAGACCGGCGACCAGCTGGTGCGCGCGATTCTCGACGCCGAGTCGATCGCCTCCGTGGTCGAGGGCATCACCGACCAGCGCATGCTCGAGCGCCATGGAGATCTCGCCACGCCCGAGGCGCGCGAGGCGGCAGCCAACGAGGCCGTGCACAACGAGGCCCGCGCGCGGGCGCTTGCGACCGAGCTCAAGTCTCAGGCCGAGATGATGAACCAGCGCCAAGACACCGGGCGCACCGACGTGCGGGGCCGGCCGATTACGGTCAACACTGTGGTCGAGGCAGCCAAGCAGTTTGCGCTCAACCTGGCCGCGCGCCGCCGGCTCAAGGATCTGAAAAACGCCGCCTGGCAGCACCGCGCCGCCGAGGCCCGCGCCGGCAAGCGCTGGCAGCAGCTCACCTCCGAAGGCAAGAGCGAGGAGGCCGTGCAGGCCAAGCGCGACCAGCTCCTGAACAACTACGCCGCCAAGGCGCTGCAGGACGCCCAGGTCGAGGTGCGCAAGATCCTCGAGTTCTTCAAGCGCGTGACCCGGGGCAACGACGAGAAGACCGTCGAGCGCGGCCGTGACCCGGATGTGGTCAACGCGATGCGCGCAATACTCGCCGCCTACGACGTGGCGCCGCGCCTGGAGAAGAGCGCGATCGCCTACATGGAAACCGTGAGTCGCAACGACCCGGCCATGTACGCAGCGCTCAAGCCCAGCGTCGACACCGCGATGTTGAACGCCAAGCCCCTGCCCGAGATGACGATGGAGGAGCTGCGGGGCCTGGCCGACGAGCTGCGCGCCATGTGGGTGCTGGCCAAGCGCTCGCGCCAGATGGAAGTCGACGGCAACCTCATGGACATCGAGGACGCCGCCGACGAGCTCATGGCGCGCATGGACACGATCGGCATCCCGGCCGAGATCCCGGGCGAGCGGGGCGCCATCACCGACCGCGAGGAGCGGGGCCTCAAGCTGCAGTTTGCTAAGTCGATCCTGAGCCGGGTCGAGCAGTGGGCCGAGCGCCTGGACGGCGCGTTTGGCGGCCCGTTCCTGCGCCTGGTGTTCCAGCCCGTCAAAGACGCCGCCGATCGCTACCGCACCGACCGGGTGGCCTACCGCAAGAAGTTCACCGAGATGCTGCAGGCCATCGCACCGCAGCTGCCGCCAGGCCCGATCGAGGCGCCCGAGCTCGGCTACACCTTCGGCAACGCTCGCGACTCAGGCACGGCCGAGCTGCTGCACGCGATCCTGCACACCGGCAACGACAGCAACAAGCGCAAGCTCCTGCTGGGCCGGGGCTGGGCCAGCGAGAACGCCGACGGTACGCTCGACACCGGCCGCTGGGATGCGTTCATCACCCGCATGATCGGCGAGGGCAAAATCAACCAGGCGCACTACGACTTTGCCCAAGGCGTCTGGGACCTGCTCGAGGAGATGAAACCCCTCGCCCAGGAGACGCACCGCAAGGTGTTCGGGCGCTACTTTGCCGAGGTCACGGCCAACGAGGTGGTCACCCCCTTCGGCACCTACCGCGGCGGCTACGTGCCGGCGCAGACCGACTCGCGGTTGGTCAAGGATGCGAAGCTGCGCGAGCTCGCCGAGGGCGAAAACGAGTCGATGGCCTACGCCTTCCCGGCCGCGCCCAGCGGGTTCACCAAGGCCCGCGTCGAGTACAACCAGCCGCTGCTGCTGGACCTGCGCGCGCTTGGCCAGCACATGGACAAGGTGCTGCTGTTCTCGCACCTGCAAGGCGCGGTCACCGACGTGCGCCGGCTGCTCACCAATAAACGCGTGAGCTACGCGCTCGACCGCATCGATCCCGGCGCCTATGAGGGCATGCTGATCCCCTGGCTCAACCGCGCCGCCAAGCAGGTCGTCGAGACCCCGGTGGTGGGCGATCGCAAGCTGAGTCGATTCTTGAGCGCAGCTCGCTCGCGCGCCGGCATGGCGCTCATGTTCGCGAACCTGTCGAACACGTTCCAGCAGATCACGGGCTTCAGCCTGGCCGGCGTCAAGGTCAAGCCGGGGCTGATGATGAGCGCCACCGCGCAGTTCATCGCCGACCCCAAGGCCATGAAGACCGAGGTGGCCGAGGCCTCGCCCTACATGAAGGACCGGATGCTCAACGAGGTCGGCGCCATGAACGACGCCATCGAAGAGATTCTGGTCAACCCGACTCTGCTGCAACGGGGCCAGGCCTGGACCAACCGGCACGCCTACTTTATGCAGGCCGCGGTCGACAACACCATGAGCCCGATCATCTGGACCGCCGCCTACAACCAGGCGATCGAGCAGGGCCAGGACGTTAAAGAGGCGGTGCGCTTCGCGGACGGCGTGATCCGCCAGACGCAGGGCTCGACCCTGCCCGAGGACATCAGCCGGTTCGAGTCGGGCCCGGGCTACGCGCGACTGTTCACGCAGTTCGTGTCCTACTTCAACATGATGGCCAACACCAACGCCACGGCGGTCAAGCAGATCGCCGGCGAGATGGGCATCAAGAAGGGCGCCGGCAAGATCCTGTACGTGGCGCTCGCCGGCCTGCTGGTGCCGATCTGGGTAGCCGAGGCGATCGCCCAAGCATTCAAGGGCGGGCCCGAGGACGAAGACAAGGACGGCTGGATCGACGACTGGCTGCTCGCGGTGTTTGGTCTGGGCACGCTCAAGGGCCTGGCCGCGCAGATCCCGCTGGTGGGCCAGGCCGCGCAGCTCGTCGTGAACCGGTTCAACGACAACCCGGCCGACGACAAGTTCAGCCTGTCGCCGGCGGTGTCGCTGATCGAGTCCACCGTAAGCGCGCCCTCGAGCGTCTACAAGGCGATCGTCGACGACGGCAACGTGCAGAAAGCGGTGCGCGATGTGTCAGCCGCTGCGACCATGATCACTGGTCTGCCGATCTACGGCTTGCAGCGCCCGATCGGGTATCTCGCCGGCATCGCGGGCGGCGACATCGAGCCCACCAGCCCCGTCGACCTGGCGCGCGGCGTCATCACCGGCACCGCCAGCCCCGAGAGCAAGCAGCGCTGATGTGTCCGTGAGCGGAGCTCCCACGCCTACCATCCCCGGTAATCCGTAGGAGCTCTGCCTAATGACGACCCCTTCCACCCCGCGCAAGGCCGGGCCACTCCTTGGCACGGGCGCCCAGACCAGCTGGCCGTTCACGTTCAAGGTGTTCGCCGCGAGTGACATCGCCGTCACGATCGCCAACAACCTGGGCGTGGAAACCGCGCTGGTGCTTAACACCGACTACAGCGTCTCGGTCAACGCCAACCAGGACACGAGCCCCGGCGGCACGGTTACCTACCCCTTGAGCGGCAGCCCGCTGCCGGTGGGCAGCAAGCTCACGATTATTGGCAATTTGCCTTACGACCAGCCCTTGGATTTGCCAAGCGGCGGCAATTTCTCACCGCTCGCGCTGGAAAACGAGCTCGACCGCCTGGCGATGCAGATCCAGCAGTTGCGCGAGCTGACCAGCCGCTCGTTGCAGGTGCCGGTCAGTGACTCGAATGTGGGCATGACTTTGCCGACTGCGGTGGAGCGCGCCAACAAGGTGTTGGGCTTCACCACCGGCGGTGAACCCACCGTTTCGCAGCGCACCCTGGCTGAGATCGACGCGGCTGTCGGTTCGTTTGTGAACAACACCGGCAACAACGCCGCCACGGTGCTCTACACGCCTGCGGGCGCAGGTGCAGACATCACGACGGTGCAGGCAAAACTGCGCGAAACCGTCAGCCTAAAAGACTTTGGCGCTGTCGGTGACGGCAGCGTTAACGACAGCGCGGCAATCCTAGATGCTTTGCAGTCTGGTGCTCAATACGTGTACGTGCCTTCTGGCACCTACGCAATGGCGTCCAACATCTCGGCGACCATTGCCACCGATGTGACGTTCTACGGCCACGGAAAGATCATCTACACGGGCGCAACCAACAGTAACCCGCTGTTCTCCATTCAGACGGGCAACAACTCATTCAAGGTTGACGGGATCTCGTTCGACGGTGACAACAAAATCGCGGCCGGCATGAGGATCACGAACTCCGCTGTGCCGTCCTCAAACACCCTGCCAAACTGCACGGTCTCGAACAACCTGTTTATTCGGTTCCGAATGAACGTCGCCGGCATCTGGAACGACGCCGTCTACCTTGAGGGTTCGTTCCAGTTGGTGACGATCGCCAACAACCGTGTGCGTTTGATTACCCGCGCAGCTGGAACGGGGACGCCTAGCAGCGTCGGCACGGCCGGCATTACGGTGACGCCATACAGTGCCACTCAATTCATTCGTGAATGTCTGCACTACGGCAACCAGTACGCAGCCATATTGGGTGACGACGCGGTGTCCTCGCCCAACAACGTGGACCATGACGCATTCAGATTTTTTGGCCCGAACCCTGCTGCGGATTCTGGGCAGTACGCTCAAGCGACTGTTACGTCCTACGGCAACGTGTTTCGCAACTGCCGTGGTCGAGCCATCAAAATTCAAGCCATTGGCTCGGTCAGTGACGAAACCATCATCCGCGACGATGACTACACCAACTACGGCGGAAGTGTCGAAATCAACTTTCAGTACGGCGTTGGCGTGGTCTCGAACTGCCAATTCATCTATCGACCTTACGCCAGTACGTCTCCAATTCAGACCGGCTTGTCGCTGGTGAGTTTCTACCAAGGCTCGGACTACGGTGAAGACACCGGTTCGGCGATCGTCAACGGCATTCAAGTGCTGAACTCGATCCCTGCGGGGGTCGGCAACAACATTGCTTACATCGTTGCCGCTGGTGTGGGATCGGGTGTGGCGACGCCGCTCAAACCCCTAATCTCTGTCAGCAACGTGTCTGTGAACAAAAACCCGATTACCGCCATTGCGCAGATCGGCTACGAAGGCACCACCTACGGCACGCTGCGACTCGACAACATCACCGTGCCTGAACTGGTTTGGGGTGCGGTAGCAACAAACGGCACGGACACCAACTTCGACATTGTCGCGACCAACGTGATGAACGTCGATGGCGTATCGACTCCCGCAAACGCCAAGCCCTTCATCACTACCACGCTGGGCGCTTCCACTTCGTATGGCGGCGCAATTATGGGCGCAATGAATCAGGGGTTCCTTAACCAGTACGCAAACATTGGATCCAACAACAAGGGCCCGATGCTTGCGGGTGGCGCTCTTTCTGACCCACAAAACCGAAACGGAGGCGCTGCATCTGTTCAGTCGTTTGCGCTTGCTGATGATGCGTCTGGCACGTTCGACTCGCGTTTCTATAACATCGGACGCGGGCTGTTCATTGTCAGCGTCAACTACGACTACACGACGCAAGGTGTGTTCGTCACCGGGGGCAACGCAATCTACTCGATCGCGGCCCCCGCGGGGAGTCTGTTTGAAGTTTCTACGGCTGGAACAAATCCGAATGTTGATGGCAAATTCAACATGTGGTTCACGGGCGGTCAACTGAATGTGAAGAACAGGCTTGGCGACACTTACATTGTGACCGTCACCTTTATCGGATAAGGAATCATCATGCTGAAAAGTGTTTCTTCAATCGCAAACGCCGTCGGAGCGTTGAACTACAAAGGCACTTGGAATGCCAGCACAAACACGCCAACCCTGGCGTCTAGCGCCGGAACCAAAGGCGACTACTACCAAGTGAGTGTGGCCGGCTCGACGGCTCTCGATAGCGTTTCCAATTGGGGCGTCGGAGATGTGGTCACATTCAACGGCTCTGCCTGGCAGCGCATCGAAGGCGGCGCCGATCTGAATGGTGTAAACCTGAGCGTCTCAGGTACATCAACATTTTCTGCGGGGACTGCCAATGCTGTTCAGTACCTGAACGCATCAAAGCAGCTCACCAGCAGTGCGAACCTGACGTTCGATGGCACCAATCTCAAGATTGGCTCCAAGACGATGCCGACCGTCACTGGTGGGCAGGCCGAGCTAATTGGTGACTGCTTGATTTTCGCCGGCGACACCACTATTGGCTCGCCGTACACGCAGAACCTACAGATCGACATCACCTGGGGTAACTGGGGGGCAAACCCTGCGATTGCACTGGCAGAGATTGCAATTGCGGCTCGTGAGTTTGGCGGAAATGCAGGAGCTGCCTTTGGCTGGCTTTACGCATTGAATGCTGGCGACGCGACATTCACATCCTTTACCACCACCGGCGTCACCACGGTTAACGGCGCTTTGACCGCGGCAAGCGGCGGCAACTACACCTTGCGAATCACATTTAACCCGACCAGCGATACTGACGCTATTGGCTACACGGTAAGAATTCCAACTATGCGAGGTGGCACTGGAACGTCTGTCACCAGCATCGTCGCAACACTTGTCTAAGGAGTAATTATGGAATCCGCATTCAAACCCCTGGGCAACACAGTTGCCATCACCGCCGCCAGCACCGCACCCACGGGCGTGCAGGCCAGCGCCAGCTCCACCGCCAAGGCAGTGTTTGCTGGCCAGTACCGCATCGTCAACCCGGGCACCGTGACCGTGCACCTGGGCGTGGGTGTTAGTGCGGCAGCTGCAGCGGCTGCGGCTGTCGCTGCGACCTCGGGCAGCCCAGCGGCCGGCATTCCCCTGGTGCCCGGTGCCGTGGAGATCTTCAGCTTTGACGTCGACACGTTTTTCAGCGGCCTGGCCGCGAGCAACACGACGCTCTACATCACGCCGGGCGACGGCTTGTAAAAGCCCGCCACAGCGCTGCAATCCTGGCCCGCCTTGTGCGGGCTTTTCTTTGCCTGGCGCGTGTCCGTGTAACGCAGCTCGCCTCCTACCATGCGGTCATTCGTATGAAAGCGCGCAGCATGACACCAGAGCAGCAGACCACTTTTGACGCAACGATGGCGGCGTCTGGCAGCAAGGCCACCTACGGCGGCGCCAGTGCCAGTGTGTTTGGTTGGCTCGTCTCCAACGAGTTCGCGGTGCTGATCGGTATCTTGATCGCGGTCGCGGGCTTTGGCGTCAACTGGTACTACCGCCACAAAGAAGACAAGCGCCAGCAGGCCGAGCATGAGCGGCGCATGGGATTGCGGTAAGTAATGAACCGTCGCGCCCTTGCTGGCCTGGCTTTAAGCGCTGCGACGCTGGTAGGCATTGCCGTGCACGAGGGCTATCGCGACACGGCCTACATCCCGGTGCCCGGTGATGTGCCCACCATCGGTTTCGGCACCACGGCCGGTGTGATGATGGGCGACAGGATCACGCCGCCGCAGGCGCTGGTGCGGGCGCTGCAGGACGTGCAGAAGTTCGAGGGCGCGCTCAAGCAGTGCGTCAAGGTGCCACTGCACCAGCACGAGTACGACGCCTACATCTCGCTGAGCTACAACATCGGCTCGGGTGCGTTTTGCAAATCCACACTGGTGCGCAAGCTCAACGCCCAGGACTACGCCGGCGCGTGCCAGGAAATTTTGCGCTGGGATAATTTCCAAGGAAAGCCGCTCAAGGGCCTGACGCTCAGGCGCGAGAAGGAGTACCGGCAATGCATCTCAGGCTCGTGATTGCGCTGGTCGCGCTCGTGGTGCTGGGCGCCACGCATTGGAAGGCCTACCACAGTGGGCACAAGACTGGGCGCGCTGACATCCAGCAGCAGTGGGACGCCGAGCGCGCGGCGGCTGCCACGCAAACCTTGGCCGCGAGCGAGTCTGCCCGAGCGAAAGAGCAGGCGCTGGCCTCCACCGTTGAAAGGGTGCGCAATGAGCTTGAGAAACAAAAGTTGGCTGCTGCCGCTGCTGCTCGTGAGTCTGCTCACCGGCTGCGCGACTACGAGTCCGCCCTCGCCGACGCCGTCCGTGATCGCACCGCCGAGCATCCCGGCGCCACCAGCGGAGCTACTGGTCCCTTTGCCGCCATCGCCGGTGAATGTGGAAGAGCTCTTATTGCGCTGGACGAACATGCTCGAGGTTTGGAGGCGAAAGCAAGAGCTCTGCAGAACTACACCGCAGGCGTGTGTGTGACGCCGCCGAGCCAGCCTCAATGACGCATGCGAGTCGAGCGCGTTGCCCCCAGTCACAAGCTGTTGCGCGTGCTGCACGCGGCCACTTTTCCGCGCGACGAGCAGCCGGAGTGGGAGTCGGGCACCTGGTGGCTGGTCTTTGACGGTGAGCGCGCGATCGCCTTTGCGGGCTTAACGCCGAGCGTTCAATTCTCCGACTGCGGTTACCTGGTGCGCGCGGGCGTGCTGCCGGCCTGGCGGGGCCGGGGCTTGCAAAAGCGCCTGCTGCGCGTGCGCGAGCGCTTTGCGCGCAGCGTGGGGCTCAACTGGCTCGTGACCGCCACCTACCAAAACACCGCCAGCAGCAACTCGCTCATTGCCGCGGGCTACCGGCTCTATGAACCCAGCCGCCCCTGGCTGGACAAGGGCGCGCTGTACTGGCGCAAACAACTGAAAGCTGACTGATGGACCGAAACAAACTGCGCGCCGTGGTCGAGGACAAGATCAGGCGCGGTGACGCTTACCACGCAATCTCACGCGAGCTTAACGTGCCGCGCAGCACGGTGCGGTACTGGGCAGACCGCATACAGCCCTTTGCCGACGAGCTCAACGTCACCCCGGCGCCCGACCCCAACGAGCCGCTCGAGGCGCTGATCGCGCGCAAGAAGGCCGGCATGGCCCGCTCCAACGCCTACGAGGCCTGGGCCAAGCTGATCCCCGTGCAGGTCAAGACCACCGGGCCCATCGGCCTATTCCTGGTCGGCGACCCGCACGTCGACGACGACCACTGCGACATCGCCCAGCTCGAGCACGACCTGAGCACGGTCGGGCGCACCAAGGCGTTCTTTGCCGGGCACGTGGGCGACCTGACCAACAACTGGGTCGGGCGCTTGAAGGCGCTCTACGCGAACCAGGGCACGACCTTTCGCGACGGGCTGCGGCTCACCGAGTGGATGCTGGGGCTGGCGCCCAACCTCTTCGTCGTGGGTGGCAATCACGACTGCTGGGAGAAGGGCATGGACCTGCTCAACTTCATCGTCAAGCAGGGCCCGAGCGGGCCGCTGCAGGCGCACGGGGCGCGGCTCGCGCTCAACTTCCCGGGCGGGCAGGAGATCCGCATCCACGCCCGCCACGACTTCCCAGGCAAGAGTCAGTTTTCCGACACCCACGGCATGAAGCGCGAGCTGCTCTTCGGTCACAAGGACCACATCCTGGTGGCCGGGCACACCCACGTCGACGAGGCCCGCATCGAGCCCTCGATCGACGGCGAGGTGCACTGGTTCTTCCGCGTCTCGGGCTACAAGGTGATCGACGATTTTGCCAAGGAGAAGGGCTTCCGGCCCAAGCGCCTGGCGCCGGGCGTGTCCGTTGTGATCGACCCGTCGCGGAAAATACCGGCCGAGCGTGTTAAGCCTTTCTGGGACGTGGAGGCCGCCGCCGATTACCTGACATTTCTGCGCTCCAAGAGCGCGTCGAAAGGTAGTAAATGACCAGCCGGGCGCCAGGCTAAGCCCGCACCGCCAGGTCCTGGTTGGCGGCGCCCGCGTGGCGCCGTTCAGCTTCCTCGGCAATGGCCAGGCGGATCTTGAGCGCGTAGAGCTCCTGCTCAAGCGCCTTGACCCGCTGGCGCTCGAGCCCAATGGCAAGCACGTCGCCCGCCTTGAAGGCATTGCCGTTGGGTGCCACGAGCTCGCCTTTGAAAAACGACCAGCCGGCCCACTGGCCCTCGGTGCCCGGCAGGTGCCCGAGCAGCAGGCGGATCACCTGCAGCTGGTGGCCTGGGATCTGCACCTCGCCTTTAAGCCAGCGGCGCACCGTGGTGCGGTGCACGTTCAGCTGCCGGCAGACCCCGGGCTCACCGTATTTCTCAAGCAGTGCCGATAAGTCCCTGAGCGGAATGCGATTGCATTCCAGCACGGGCTGCGCCCGGGCGGGCCTGGGCGGCAGCTTGAGCACCTCGGCCGCGGCGCCCTTGGTGCGCCAGTCGGGATCGTAGTACGGTGCCCGGGCCGGGCCTGGGGACTCGGTTTGGGGGCGGTCAACGTGCGTCCAGGGGCGTTGATAGCGGGGCATTTGCTACAGTTTCCTTTAGCAGCTGCTCAACCGTCAACCCCCATTTGGGGACGCATAATGTATATTGTGACCTTACAAATTTGTAAAGTCACCAAAGCACTAGGGGGACATCGTGCTTTGCGTCGTTCTATCAAGTGCTAGAACCACGTGCAGGATGCACAAGATCGTCCATAACCGCAAGAGCCATCGGGCCCCAAGGCTCGTCAATGGCGATCTGGCGCAGGGTGTCCCAGGCCGCGGCCTTGCGCTCCATCTCGACCTGCTCGTCGATGCAGCGGCGGATCGCGTCGTCGTATTCACTTGGCATGGTCGGCCTCCCAGTCATCGCGACAAATGCTGTCGCACCAGCGACGGCCGCGGTCGAGCAGGTTGTCGCAGTACAAGCACCGGCCAGTGGACGAGGGCCCAGCGGGGCGGCGCACGCGCAGCGCCTCGCCGAGCGAGCGCTCGACTTCGTTTTGGGCGCGGTCGATCTCATCAGCCATGGCGCTGCTCCATCTCAATCAGCAGGTCGACCTCGTGCTTAATCTTCTCGAGGTCCTGGAAGCGAGACTCGGCCGGCTTGTCGCGCCAGCGGGTGATGCGCTTGACGATGCAGCCCTCGAGGAAGTTCAGTTTGTTGGCGTGGATGTACTCGACCGGCTGGATCTTCTTGTCTTTGTAATGCCCGCCGGCGACCTGGACGTCGAGCGGGTTGACGGGGTTTGTCATTGCTTGCCTTTCATGTAATCCATCAGCGCGTCCTGCACGCTGCGTTTCGTGGTTCGCCTGGTCATCTCGAGCTCATCGATCGTGCCGCGTGCGACCAGGTAGTGCACGAACACGGGGCGGTTTTTGCCCGCCTGAAATTGTCGCATCGGCCCCACGCGCTCAAGGATCTGGTCGTGGTACTCGAGGTTGGGGTCTTGGCTGTAAAACACTACGGTGTTGCAGTGCTCCTGCAGCCCGTCGACGCCGTGACCCATGCTGCCGGGATGACCCAGCCAGACCTTGCCAGAGCCCGCCTGAGCGGCTTTCAGGTCCCGGGCCAGGGCAAGGTTCAGGGCGCCCGGGAAACGCGCCTGGAGGCGCGCCAGGTCGCTCTTGAACTGGTAGCTCACCAGGATCGGATCGGTGCCGGTGGCATCGACCAGCTCCTCGAGCGCGTCGAGCTTCTCATCGTGCACGGCCACCCAGGTCGCGCCGTCCTCGAGGTAGACCGAGCCGCTGGCCATCTGCAAACACTTGTTGTACTTGGCCGCGGCGCTCATGGCCTCGACCTCGGTGGCGCCGATCATCGTGAAGAGCTCGCGCTCCATCTCCCGGTACTTGACCTTGGCGGTCGGCGGCAGCTCGACCTCGACCACGTTGACGATCGGGTCGTGCAGGTCGAACCAGTCCTTGGGGTCGAGCGTCAGGCAGATGTCAGCCAGGCGTGCGTGAATGTCGTCGGCCGCCCATTCGGCCTGTACCCACTGGTGGAACTGGCCCTTGTTGACCGGCCGAAACCAGCGCTCGCGAAAGCTCGAGAACGTGCGGCCCAGGCGCTGGCCCGCGTCGAGAAACCAGGTCTGGCCCCACAGATCCTCAAGCCCATTGCTGGCCGGCGTGCCGGTGAGATTGATCCAGCGGCGCACGTCGGTGTGAGCGACGCCGGCAATCGCCTGAGCCCGCACGCCACCCTGGCGCAGCCGGAATCCCTTTAGCTTGGTGCTCTCGTCAGCGACTACCGTGCGAAACGGCCAGGCCTTGCCGGCTTTCTTGAAGTGGTCGCGCAGCCAGACCAGGTTGTCGTAGTTGGTGGTGTAGACCTGGGCCTCGGTGCGCAGCGCCGCGGTGCGCTGCTTCACGTCACCGACCACGGGCTGCACCGTCAGGCCGGTGAGGTGTTTCCACTTGCCGGCCTCGTGCGCCCAGGTGTCGCGCGCCACGCGCAGTGGCGCCAGCACCAGGCTCGGCGCATCCTCGCCGACGACGTTGTGCAGCGTGTCCAAGAACGTCATGGTGATGACGGTCTTGCCCATGCCGGGCTTGGCCCACAGCGCACAGCGCTCGGCGCCGTACAAGTGGCGCTCGGCCAGGCCGGCGTAGGGGCGGGGCGTGTAGGGTTTACGCATTGCTTTGGCGCGGGCGCCCGGCGCTGCGCTTCTTCTCGTCGACGCGCTGCAGCTCGTTGTTCAGCGTGCTAAACCGATGAAACTTGCCGCACTCGTAGCGTCGATACGTGCCGGCCGCGCGCTTGCGCGTCTCGAGCAACTCGGTCCAGCCGTTGCAGAGCGGGCACTTCATGCTGCAGCCTCGAATCGCAGGCGGCCGTTGGCGGCTTGCACATAGCGCGCGGTGCCGGCCATGACCTGGGCCATCTCCTGGGCCTTGCGCTTTTCACGGGTGCGGGCCTGGCGCTCGGCGCCGGTGAGCTTTTCGCGCTTGGCGTCCTTGCCGGCGCCCAGCTTGTAGACCTTAATCACGTCGCGCCCCCGGGAGTCTTTCTCCCAGGCGCTGATGTGCGCAGCGTCCGCACGGCGCAGCTCGCGCATGTACTGCTGGACGGTGACGCAGTGCAGGCCCGTGGCCTCGGCCAGTTCCATGCAGGTGTGCGGGCCGTCGAGCAAGAGCTTGATCATCTGCGCCTGGCTGTATGCGTTGATCTTCATCATGACAACAACTTTTCAATTTGTTCAATGGTGCCAATCACCTCGACGTGCTGGCCGAGCCGGCGCATGCGCTCGTGCTCGCGGGCTTGGGCGCGCTCGTGTGCATTGGCGGGGAAGCTGACAATTGTCTTCGGGTTCTTGAGCTCGACCCATATAGTCTCCGCGTCTTGCGCAAAGCCCGTGCGGTACTCGGGCAGCATCACCAGACGATCGGGCGCGCCCTGGCGGCCGACCCAAGCCACCTTGCGCACCTCACCGCCGAGCTCTTTCACGCGCTTGACCAGGTAGCGTTCGACTTCCCGCTCACGCACGGCTGGCCTTTCGGCACGCCTCGCGCATGGCGGGCGTGAAGTCGGGGCTGATTTCGGCCCAAGTGCAATCGATGCGGCGGGGCTCGGAGCTCAGCGTCACTGACAGCGCGAAGGTGGCGAGCATCAGCAGCGCCGTCACCACGAACAGCGCCACCCAGGCCGCGTACTCGAGGCGGTCGCGCCAGGTCGACGGCGGCAGGGGCTCGGCAGCCGGCGCACGCTGGCCGACCTTGGCTACGCGGGCAGGGCAGTCGCGCCCCTGGTTGCAGTTGTAGTCGCAGCAGTTCATGCCTTGCGCTCCACTTTCTTGGCCAGCAGCCACTTGTCGCCGAGCTGGCGCACGCTGCGCACCCACTGGCGCTGGTTGTGACGGTTGGTGCTTGCCGGCACGTAAGGGACGTTGAACAGCTGGCGCACGTGGCGCAGTACGGTGACCTTCATGTGAGTCCTTTCGGTGAGTTAATCCTTGCGATACCGCGTGGTTTCAAAGCCGGCCGCAGCCAGCGGAATGCCCTGCGCCCAGGCGGGCGCGGTGGCCATCATCCCGGCGAGCCGATCGACGTTGTAGCCTGGCTCGTCGGGCGTTTCGGTGAGCAGCTCGTCGTGCACCGAGAGCACGATCTCGTAGCCGGCCTGCTCGATCGCGGGCATGTTGTAGGCCAGTACATCGCGGGCGAAGGCTTGCGTCGCGTTCTCCACCAGCTTGCCGCCGTAGGTTTTGATGCGGCCCCATTGCCGGGTGTACTGGTTCACGCCGAAGTAGGTGATCTGCCCCTCGTCGTCGACGTCGGGGTTGATGTAGCAAAGGTAGCGGCCCGAGGGCAGGCGCAGACGCAGCCAGGCGCCATCGCGGCGCGCCTTCAGGTGCTGGCCGATCGGGAACGACTCGCCCGGGTTCTTGATGGCCAGGCGCACGGCCTCCGCGGCGGCGGCCCACAGCGCGCGGGTGTTGGCGTGCGCCTCGCGCCAGGCGGTCTTGAGCACCTCGCAGGCGACGTAGACCTCCATGGTCAGGCCCAGCGTGCGCTTCTTTTTCTTGGCCCAACCCCACATACCCTGGGCGTTCTCGAGCGCCTCGTGGCTGGCGGTGGCCCACACGGCTTTGGCCAGGTCCTCGAGGTCCATCTGATACACGGCAGCAAAAGTCAGGAACGCAGCGACGCCGCCCTCGTACCCTAAACCGAGCTCCATCACCTTGCCGATCTGGCGCTTCTGGCCGGTGGCTTCCTTGGGGTCGATGTTGAAGCTGCGACCGTAGGCCACCTTGTAAAGATCCTCGCCCACGCCGGCGTCGAAGTCGGCAAAGGCCTTGAGCTTCCAGCGCTCGCCGGCCAGGAAGGCCAAGCCTCGGCCCTCGATGTTGGACAGGTCGGCGATGACCAGCTTCTTGCCGGGCGGCGCCACGATGCAGCCGCGCACGGTGTTGGCGGTCAGGCGCATGGTGTTGCTGAAGAACAGTTCGGCGCAGCCTGCTTTCAGCGCGTCGATGCCCTCGTCGATCTGATCCTGCTTCATGTCAGGCCTGGGCATGTTTTGCGGCTGGAAGATGCGGCCGGCCCAGCGGGCGGTGCGCTGCGCGCCGGCAAACTGCAGCGTGTTGCGCAGGCGACCGTCGGCGCTGGTCGCGTTGACCAGGGCCTTGTACTTGGCGGTGCTGGTCTTGGTTGACTCCAGGCGCAGCGCCAGCAGCAGGCGCACGCCCTCGGGCAGGTTGGGGTCTTCAACCCGGCGGCGCAGCGTGTCGGCCTTCATGTCGGGCAGGTCGACGCCGTACTCGGTGCAGATGAAGGCGAGCAGCTGGTCGCGCTTGCTGGCGCTGTGCACCAGGCCGTCGGTGGCTTCCTGAACCTCGGCCTTCAGTCGCTTTTGCTCGCGCGCCACCGCGTCGATGGCGGCCTCGGCCAGCTCAACGTCGACGGCCACGCCGCGATCGTTGATGCGCTGGTCGAGGTGCCACAGCGCGAGCTCGGCATGGCCGGTGCCGTAGTTCCAGACCGGCAGACGCTGGTCGATCGCGCGCATGGCGACGATGTCCTGGCGACTGTACTCGAGAAACTCGGCCCACTCCTTGGGGTGCGTCTCGCGCGTGGCCCGGCGCAGCGTAGAGTTTTTGGGGCGCGGCTTGCAGAACAGTTGGATGAGATCCCGGCCGCGCTTGTCCTTGGCCTGGTCGGCGTCGAGGCCAACGATCTGCCCGATCTTGTCGAGGCCTCCAGGCAGGCCGTGGCTCATCGCCTTGATCATCGTGTCCTGCCAGCGCTCCACGGGCACGTTGATGCCCCAGCAGTGGCGCAGCAGGGTGCGGTCGAACATGCTGTTGTGCGCCACGATCGTGATGTTGTGATTGAGCAGCAGGCCTTGCAGGAGGTCGGGGGGCATGCGTGGCTTGCGCTGCGCTGTGCAGTCAACGACCACCGGCTCGGCGTCGTCGACGGCCCACTGGGCCACGGTGATCTCGGTGCTGGGGTGCTCGGCGTAGCGGTGCGTGCCTGCGGTCTTGAGGTCGCATTCGCTGTACGTTTCGCAGTCAAACCAGAGGATGGGCATCGCACGCTTTCGTAAAAAGGCCCCGTCTTTCCGGGGTGTCAGACCTTTGCCACATTGCCGGCTCCATGGTTACGGGCCCACCGGTGTACGCACCTCAAGCCGCCGAACAGGGGACGGGAGCAGCTTGATTAGCCATCTGGCCTTGTTGCCGGGCGGTCAACCCAGCGGGAGAAGTGGGCCCCCCGCGTTATGCGAAGTCTTCGGCGTCGGCACCGGCGCTCACGTCGTCGAACTCGTCGGAGTCAGCAGGACGTCCGGCGCTGAAGCTGTCGCCGTCGGCGTAGAACTGGATGCCGCGCAGCGTGCAGTTGATGCGCTTGCCGTAGCCGTTGTCCTGGGCCCAGAACTCCAGGCTGGCGTTGACGTAGCACCCAGGGTAGGGCCGGCCACTGCGCTGGCTCAGGGGCGAGCGATCACGATCGATGACCGTTGGTGCTGCGTTTTCCTGCGCGGCGCTGGCCACGAACAGGTTGCCGGGAAAGCCGTCGTACTGGGCCTTGGTGTCGCCGTCGTGCAGCGCGACCTTGTCGGTCTTGTACAGGCCGGCCAGGATCGAGGCTGCCTTGTCGCGCCATTTGTCCTTGGCGAGCGCCTCGATCTTGCGCTTGATCTCTTCGACTTGCGGGTGGTCTTGGCCCATCAGCAACGAGGCGCTGTAGCGGGGCTTGCCCTCGCCGTTGACAGTGTTGGGCTCCCACAGGTTGGGGAAGGCGAGGCGCACGTTCTTGAGCAGAATGCGGCCGGCGGGTTGGTTGGTAGACATAGTAAGGTCCTTTCAGGGTTGAGAATTAAGCGAGCTCTTCGGCGGTCACGTCGGTGAAATCATCAACGACCGGCGTGACCACCAGGGCCGGGCGTGAATCGGATGCGGGCGCCACGTGGGCTTTGCCGTCGGATTGCGTGATCAGCTCCTGCACCTTGGGCCACTGGCGCGGGCCGATGACCTTGGCCTTGGCCAGCTTCTCGGCGCTCGCCGGGCTGATCAGTTTGAAGTCGTACATCTCGGACTCTTTGAGGCGCATCGACTTGAACAGCGCCTCGACGTCGGCGGGCTTGCTCCAGGCGCGGTTGCCTTTCTTGCCCTGCACCAGCTTGTAGCCAGGCACGTTGTCGCCGGCCAGCAGGCGGCGCTCGGCCTCAGCGCGGATTGCCTTGCACCAGTCCTCGATCAGGTCGACCTTGGACAGCGCGGCGCCGATCCAATCGTTGTTGCAGACCTGGATGTGCTGCTGGTCGGCCACGCTCAGGTCGTCGAAGTCACCGGCGGTGGCCGGGCCACTGCCGTCATGTGCACTGTTCCAGACCTCGGCGCGCAGCGCCGGGCAGGTGGCCTTGGCCTTGCAGAACTTGCAGGCCTTCTCGGCGGGGCGCAGGAAGGTTTCCTCCCACACACTGCCGCCGGGCTCACACGTGTTCTTGGCGGTGATGCAGGTGAGCACCGCGCTGCGCGCAGTGCTGCGGCCCCAGGCCTCGAGCTCCTCGACGCTGCAGTCCCACTCGCTGGGCGCGTGCTTCAAGCGGGGCTGGCTGATGGCCAGGCGCACGCGGCTAAAGTCACCACACAGGCCCTGGTAGGCCTGCAGCGCGCCGAGACCGTACAGGCTCATCTGCGGGTTGCCCTCGGCGTCGACCTCGACCCCGCGGCCGTACTTGAAGTCGACGACGATCAGCTCCTCGCCGCGGGCGATGATGACGTCGGCGGTGCCCCAGGCGGTGTCCTCGAACACGTCCAGGTATGTCGAATAGTTGACACGGATGTCGGCAAACACGACACCGTCGTCACCGCGCAGGTCGGTCACGTAGTCGACGCACACCTGGACGTGCTCGGCCATGTCGTCGTCGACCGTGTAGACGTACTCGTAGTCCTCTGGCTCGCAGGGCTTGCCCCGGCTGTCGAGCCAGACGCGGCGGCCGATGTAGGCCGAGGCCGGGCGGTCTTCCTGCAACGCCCAGGTGAGCACCTGGTGCGCCGCGGTGCCCTCGGCGGCGTAGGCGTTGGTGTTATCCGGCGCGCCGTCCTCGAGCACGATCTTGCCCGGGCAGAGCATGATCGACTCGAACTTGCTGGCGGACCAGTACGAGTGAGCGGCGCTCATCAGACGTTCTCCAGCTCCGCGAGCTTTTCCTGCACCGCGCCCAGGGCCTCGCCCCACTTGTCGGCGGGCAGCTCCTTGAACGTCTTTACGCCAAAGCTCGCAGCGACCGCGGCAGCGGCCTCACGGCTCTTGCCGGCGAGCGCGAACACGGCTTTCTGCAGCGCTGGATATTCGACGGGCACGCTCGAGGAGGCAGTCGACGCAGCGGGGGTCGCCGGTGCGGAGGCTGCCGCAGCAGGCTTTCCCTCAGCGACGGTCTCCTGGGGTGCGGTCGCAGCAGTCTCCGCCGCTGGTGCGGTCTCCGCAGATGCGGCAGCGGGGGTCTTTGCGGCGGCCGTCTTCCCAGGCGCAGCGCCAGCCTTGGCAGTAACTGGGCCAGACGCAGGCGCGGGGGCCTGCACAGGCTTTGGGGCGTCGGCCGCCTCGATTAGGGCGGACGAAGGGATGTCGAGCAGCGCCTGGCGGGCGGCCTCGATCGACTTGAAGTTGAGGGTGATGGCGATCACGGTGCTTTCCTTTCGAGGTTTAGCGGTTGATGAATTTAGATTGTAGCGGCTGCTACAGCTTTGGGTAAATCTTTTTTGCGGGCAGGAGCATTAGCCAGCTTGCGGTGCACCAAACCTTCACCGTGCATTTCGACCAGTTTGGTAATGGTCAGCCTGGCGGCGGCTTTGGCGTCACCGTTGCAGCTGATCAGCAGCATCGCGGGAACATGCGCCACGCGGTAACCGCTGCTCCAGTGACTGACAGTGAGCTGACCGATCATCTCCAAGCTGGCATGCACGCAAAACCAGTGCTCCTGGGTGCCGACCCAGTGCTTGAACTTCTGGGCCTCGATCGGGGTCTGGTCGCCGTCATTGCGGTGCGGAATCCATTTCATGATTGATCTCCAAAGGGCGCCGGTGGGAGGTTGGCGCGTTGCTGTTCTTCGTAGGCTCGCTTCTGGGCGGGCGTCCAGGGAATGGGCCCGCCGGGCGGCGGGAAGGGCCAGTTCACGGGCGCCACAACAGCACCTCGAGCAGCAGGACTATGACGATCGCGACCAGGAAGGCCACGCGCCAGGCGCGCTGCATCCAGGTCATGTCAGGGGCGAAGAACTCAAAAGGATCGTGCTTCATGCTTTACCCCTTGTAGCCGTCGCGGATCTCGATGCCGGCGCGCTTGAGGATGGCGCGCTTTTCCATGTTGTAGCGGTAGGCACCTTCCTGGAAGTCGCGCGATGCGTCGAGGGCGCAGTGCGCCACCGGCTCATGCTCGTTTTCAAGACGCAGGCACCAATTGATGAAATGCACCTCGGCAGTGGTGCCAGAAACTTGCTCGTCGTAGAGGTAAATTGCCATGCTGATCTCCTGGTTGTTGCGGGTGTCGGTTGCTGATCAGTCCGGAACCATCTTGCCGGTGCTTCTGTAGTGCCGTGAGGCCAGAAGACTTACCCAACTCACTCTGTGCTATTGATCAACAACCGACAGCCAGAGTCTAACAGAAGTTTTAGCAACTGCTACAACCCCCAACAACAAAAAACCCCACCGCAACGTGGGGTTTCTTTCCGCCGCAGGGCCGGGATCAGTGCAGCGTGGCGATGGCCACCCAGGTCAGCACCAGGCCCGCAGCGGCCAGGCCCATGGCCAGGCGGATCTGCCGGCGCAGGTCGTCGAGTGGGTCATCCCAGAGGCCTCCGTGCTCGACCAGGTACTGAATGCGCTGCTTGATCTCTTCGTTCGTCATGACTTGCCGCTCCCTCGAACAAGCGTTGTGAGTTTCTGAATGTAGGACTCTTCGATATGGCCTGTCAGTTTTGCTCGATCGTAGGCCAACTGCACAAGCGTCCCATAGGTGTCGGGGTCCGGTCTGAGACCGGCGTCACGGAGCACGGTGGCAACCGCTTTGACGACCTCAGTCAGGGCCTGGTCGTTCAGGTGCTGGCCGCCGGCGGGCTGGTCCTGGTCCATCCAGGCAATGGGCAGCCCGAGCTTGTGCTCGATCTCGCGGGCCACCTTCTCGCTGATCTCACGCGACGGCCGGGGCCCGGCGATCTGTGCCAGGTAGGAGCCGTTGGAGTGGCCGAGCTTGCGCGACAGCGAGGTGGGGCCACCCCACTGGGTGATGAGCGTGCGCAGGTTGGCGCGCCGGGTGTCGTAGACCGACTTCATGGCCGGGCAGGGTAGCAGGTCGGTGCAGCTTGCTGCAATAGCTTTACACACTGCTAAAATACGACGCATGAAAACCATCACCCCCATGCGCAACTGGATGGCCGCGGCCACGGTTGAAGAACAGGAGCTGCTCGCGCAGCGTATCGGCACCTCTCGCGGCATGCTGTACCAGATGGCCGGCGGCCATCGCAACGCGAGTGCCGAGCGGGCCCAAGCGATCGAGCGCGAGACCAAGCTCATGGCGCGCGCCAGCAAGGGCCGGCTGCCGGTGGTCTACCGCACCGACCTGTGCGAGGCGTGCCGGGCGTGTGACTTCGCGCAGCGCTGCCTGGGTGAGAAGGCCGTCGTCTCGGAGTTTCCGATCGTCGACGCGCGCCAGCTGGAGCTCACGCTGTGAGCTGGTGGCAGGTCCTGCTGTTGTGCTGGGCGTTCTACATGCTGGGCTTTATCACGGCCGCGCTGATGGCCGCATCGCGCGACGACCCGGCCGATGACTACAA